GTTTACAAAGAAATCCATTGCTGTCAAATACTTATTAATCAATTTATTCATAATTGGTAAGTATTGACGAATAATCTTGGTTTTAATACCAGTATCTTTTAACAAAGCACTGGCAAATTCATAATACTGTTTCTCGGTGGACAACGTTTGTTGCTTTTCTAACAACACATTTAATTCAACTTTAAGTGTTCTGAGTTTATCATTTTCACTTTCGATGGAATCCTTGTGTGTAGACAAGGCTTCAATTTCTTGTTGTAACTTAGTAATAAAAGCGTGTACAGCTGATATCGTTGAAGTGTGTTTGACAATTTCATTATTATGGCCAGAAATATGTTTAATAATTACATTTATCTGTTCTATTCTGTCGTTTGCTTGAGTAATTTGTGTTGCAATTTCCGTAAGGCCTTGGCGTTGTGTAGTAACTTTGGATTTACTTTCTTCAACTTGACCCGATTTAAATTCTCCGTCAATGGTTTGTTTGCAAGTTGGACAGTTATCGTGTTCTTCATAGAAAGCAATATCTTTTTCATTTTTTTTGATATTGGTTTCTATTTTAGATTCTAGTTGTAATAACTTTTTACTTTTCTTTTCAATTGAAAGTTTATCTTCAATTTGTTTCTGAAGAATGTTAATGTGTTTTTGAATTAACTCAATATCTCTTTGTAAAGTAAAGGTTCGATCTATATTTGCCGTTACTTCTTTACGTTTCTTTTCAATTTCTTCATCATTACGGTTTTTATGTTCAGCGATACTCTGTTTCTGGAATCCAATTCTTTCGGAAGTTAAATCCAATTGATATTTGGTTTTAATATTTCCATCTTTAAGTTCGGACATTTTCTCTTTGACAAGGCCATTCATCGATGAAAAAATACCAATATCTAACAAGTCCTCAATGATACTTCTTCTATCTGATGGAGATAATTGCATAAATGGAACAAATGATGCAGAACCTAAAATAACCACTTGAGTAAATGACTTAAAACTTAATTTAAGAATATTCTTTTCCAATACTTCTTGGTAATCTCTTGAGGCTGCGTCCTGATTCATCAAAACATCATTACAATAAATTTCAAACACATTAGGTTTAATACCACGAATAACCTTGTAATATTTTTTACCAATGGAGAATTCAATCTCCACAACAGCGGCTTGATTGTTAATTGAGTTTACGAGTTGTGGTTTATTAATTTTACGAAATGGTTTGCCAAATAAACCAAAACATAACGCATCCAGTATGGTGGATTTACCTGCTCCATTGTTGCCAATAATTAATGTGTTTTGGGATTTAATAAAATTAATTTCGGTAAAGCTGGCGCCAGTAGATAGGAAATTACACCATCGAACTTTTTGAAATGTTATCATTATTTAATTTTAACCCAACGATTGCCTAAGATAAGATATTGCATTTTGCGCCAAAAACAATTTGGTACTTTACCTTTACTCGGAGACCAAATAATACCTTCATCATTTTCAGCACCAAAACAATGGCATTCCCATTCTGAATTTTCTGTTGGTATTTCTGGTTCAATTAAATGGATACTCATGCTTGCTCCTGATTTAAGGCTTCCACATACAATTCTTTTAAGACCGATTTGAGTTTATCATTATCGATGTGTTCTTCTTTAATACCATCCACAAACTTATTGATAATTGTGATTGTATCTTCAGCTTCATTAATCATATCATCTTCTACACCTTCTGTCAAGTCAGTAAGGTCCTCGGCAATGGTAACATCTAAAGGATTAACGGCATACAAGTTACTCATAAACTTATCAAACAAATAAGGATTGGTTTTATTAATTACCACAACCTTAACATAGGTATTGGTATACTTTGTTAAATCTTTACTATTAATTTCGGTAATTGAGTTTTCTTTATCATCATAAGTGATACGATGAAACATGACATTAGGATTTTCAATGAAAGTTAATTTACGGGATTCTAAATCAAAAAAATGAAATCCACGTGGATCATTATAATCTTGCCAAGTAATTTCATATGGATTACCAAGATAATAGATGTTATCACTAGTAGACCTATGGTGAAAATGGCCAGAAAATACCATATCAAAACGATTAAATATTGAACGATCTAATCCATCAGTTGATGACATGCCACGGTGCATTTGGAATCCAGCAATATCAAAATGTCCCATCACAATATCTGCTTTGGTATTTTTTAACTCAGCCATACTATCAATAAAGTTTTCAGCACAAATCCAAGGCATCATACAAATTGAGGTTCCGTCAACCTCAATTGTTGTAGGATTATCGATAACAGTAATGTTAGTATATTCCTGTAACAATAGACTAACAGAATTTACTTCATTGGTATTTTTAAAATAGGTATCGTGGTTGCCTGCCAACATATGTACTTTGATGTTCCGTTCGGCCAACTTATCAAAAAACATTTCCCTTGTACGTTTGTAAGAAAAGAAGTTGATGTACTTTCTACGATCAAAAGTATCTCCAAGAACGAGAACAGTATCAATGGACTCAGCATCCAAAGCAGTAAAAAATGTTTCCGAATAAAACTTTTCAAAGTAATCTAAAAAGTGTGTAGAATCATTCCTTGCTCCGAAATGTTGATCTGTTATTATTGCTACCTTCATAATGTGTTATCTCAATTATTGATTCAATAGGTTGTTTGTTCGACCAGGTTGTTGCTTCATTTAAGGTCTCAAATGATTTAAACCGAATTGCCGAACTATGTAAATAGTATTTAACTTTGTACATTATATCACTCTCCTAGAAACTTTTCAATCCCTTTTGGCTTGTTTACCGCTTTTTTATTCTCTTTTGCCGTTTCATATGTTTCAATAAACTCGGCAATATTGTCGTACATTTGAAACTGCATTGAGGTACCATCTTCCAGTTCTAACATTTCAAACTCATCCAAAATACCCATCTGTTCGGTGGCTTTGTATTTTACATAAGTCTGTTTCTTTTCTTTTTGGATCCTTCGTAAAAAGGCATAGTAGATAATTTGGGTAAAGTAAGCAAAAGGATTTTTGGATTTGGTAGGATCAAAATTATTGAAATACATTAGACAGTTTTCAATACCATCTGCCATCATTTCATCACGATATGTATAATTAATAAAATTAGGTTTATGTGATAACCCTTCAGCAATCTTCATAAAACACTCTCCAATGTAATTTGGAATAGCAGGAAGTTGTGTTTTATTCTTTGAGGCAAGTTTACTTGCTTCTTTGTAATCAATTAGTGCTTTAAGAAAATCTGCATTATTCACATATTGCTTGGGTTTCTTTTTAGTTATAGGTACTACTGGTACTGGTGTTGTCATTTTATTTCTTTCATATTATTATGTTTACCATTTTATTACTTGACAAATGCTTGACAGACCTTTAGAATTCACTATGTCCCGGTTTGAAACAGTATAACCAATCCTAATGTAACGTATCTCCATGAGTTTTAAAATCTTCATAAGCTTCCATAATTTCATCAATCTCACCATCTTCAAGACCATTCACAAGGTCTTTTGCAGCGAGTAAATCTTTAATCTTTTCCACAGTATTTAAATAATACTCACAGAATTCATCATTAGGTTCCAAAACACAAAGAATATCTTTCTGTTCTAAAGTGATTTCATTCTTTTTAATTAATTGAACGGGTAACCAATGATGCATTAGTAAGCCTGCTTCTTTACCACGATACTCTAATCCAACCGTCATTGGTTCTTCAACAATATAATTACCTGTATCATAAAGGTCTGTCAAATTGCCAATAATATCTTCACCATTCTGTAATCTGACTATCTTAATCATTTTTTAGTCCTATCTTATACATCTTGAATGGAAACTGCTCTTCATTATATATACGGGTTCTTTCCACAAAATGCCGCAAGGTAAAGTTGATATGTTTCTTATACCGCATATCGTCAGCAATATCATACAGAGTGGCTATTTCTTTACCTTCAGATTGCCGTAACCCCCGACCAATACTTTGAAGATTTCGTACTCTACTCTTACTAGGACTAGCAAAAATAATATTGTGTAGATTACGAATATTAATACCGGTGCTAAAAGTACCAAAAGAAGCCACCACAATCGCATCATTTTCAATCTCCATTATTCTTCTAATTTCTTCTCTATCTACGGTGTCCGTTCCTCCGTGGACAAAGAACACTTTTCTATTACCGATTTTCTCGGTGTTCTTAATCATATCATACAGTATTTTGCCATGTTTGTCAACCATTTGATATAGTACCAAAGTGTTTTTTCCTAAGCTAACTGCAAGATTCTTAATGAATTTATTTCTTGCCTCATTTGCAATCAGGTATTGAATTTCTTCCGGATAAGTGCTGTCTTTCATTCTCAAACAGATTTCATCCGAATGCTTTAACACCAAACATTTAATTTCAAAGTTGGATACTTGTTGATTATCAATTAACTCTTTAGTGGTAATTACTTTTTTAACAGGACCAAATAAACCTTCTAATACCAGTTTATGTGTTTTGGTACCATCAAGTGTGCCGGTAAGACCAATTCGGTATTTGGCATTAACACAAGAGGTAAGAATTGTAGTAAGTGATTGTGCTTTGAATAAATGAGCTTCATCACCAATCACATAGTCAAACTGTTCAAAATATTCTTTTGGCATTTTATACAAGGACTGCCAAGTGGATATTGTCAACGGTTTGTCTGTTACTTTATCTTTGCCTTGGTAAATACGGTGTAACCAAGGTTCCATATTTTCATTATTATAATCGGCAAAGTCGGAATAAAGTTGTTCCACAAGAGATGTGGTAGGAACAATTACAAGGCCTTTTAGATTTTGATATTGGTGGAGTTGGCGAAACAGAAGGTAAATAATAAGTGATTTACCAGAGGCGGTAGGTGATACTAGTAACGCTCGGCGTTTTTGCATAGCATGAATGTATGCATTGATTTGATGTTCTCTTACTTCTATGGGTTCTCCACGAGCATGAATATCTAATTCTTTAATAAACTTTTTGGCATGATATAATGAATACTCATCTTCAATATTCAATTCATTTTCTAATGTGTAACCTCTCGATTCACAAAAAGTTTCAACGTAATCCAGTAAACCAAGATATAACTGTGAAGTTTGAAGATTATACAAACGAATCTTACCATCCCAAATTCTGTTTCGAAATGCCGGAACAAACTGATAACCAGGAACAAAGAAACAGAAAAATTCTGATAATTCTTGTGCTATATGTTTTTCACAAGTTATTTTGGCATATACCTCATTTAACTTGGAGATTACTATATCATTGTCCACCAATAAATCTCTCCCAAGAAATAAATTCACGGAGTTGCCAAGTCCGTTGTTTCAGTTCATTCATAATAGATTCCAAAACACCAACAGTTTCTTCATGATATACTTTCTTCTCCAACAGTTTAATCAGGTTGGCATCGGCTTCAAGATAGGCATTAATGTCTGTTTTAAGAACAAA